GTTCGTACGTAGGACTAACCTTAGGAACTAACGTAACCGCTAGTCAAGTATCAGCGTTGACCTCAACAGAGCCTGCGGTTGGTGCAGGATCATCCATAGCTCAGAATATGGGAGTTCGTGTAGGAACGAAGGCAGTAGGAACCTACAACGTAGGCTATCAGTATGGAACAACGGTACAAACTGTTGCTGGCAACTACGCATTCGACTCTGGTACTAGCACCCACACCGTGCGGTTTGGCGGTGGAGTAGTTAAGCGCTTCAGAGATATAGGGGGTAGTAGCAACATAATATTGAGTAAAGTCGACTACCATATCATGGCTACAGGCTCAGGGCAGATATACCTACCAGCCATTGCTACATGCGATGTAGGGCAAATCTTTGTGATAACAAACTTCTCGGGTTTGACTCGGACAGTACAACTGAACGGTGGATCATCGTACGGTAAGTCTCGGACGATAGCCCACCAAGACTCTAGACACTTCGTCAAGAGAAGCGGAACAACATGGATAATATATTAAATTCACTTAACAGAACTAAACTAGGAGTATCTCATGATACTATCTGATTCAGTTCCAGTATGGGTAGTCGCTGGCACAATAGCTGTCAGCGGCTGGGCGTATGAGTTGGTCTCGGGTAATAGCAATGCGGAAGCACTGCTACACGCCGAGCACCAGACAAGCATACGCGTACTGGAAGAAAAAACAGACGGTATCGAAATTGACATCCGCGACATCAAGGGAAGTCTGATTCGTATCGAAGAGTATATAAGGGAGAAGTAACATGGCACGATCTACAGAGCAGGAGCTGTCTGAACTTCACGGAGCAATTGCTCGCGTGTTGATAAGCCAGCTCAATGAAACGATAACTATAACAGACGACGACGGCATGGAAGCAGTAGTTGCTACGGCAACCCCGGCCACCTTAGGTGTCGCAATAAAGTTTCTGAAAGACAATGATATTACGGCTAGTATAGCAGACGACGAGAACATGAATGAACTCGACGAAATGCTCAAGAGAAAGCGAGAGAAGCGGGGCCTACGCCTCGCATCTAGTAGTGACTAAATAGGAGAGCACTATGTCAGACTTACTACTTGAGTCCAGTGCCCGATGGGATAAGCTTGACGCGCTGCGTATCGAATACGCAAGCTTCGAGCCATTCCTTATCGACGTAATGGAAGACCTGATGGGCTTCACTTGCACAGACGTGCAGGTGGACATCGGAAGGTACTTGCAGCACGGGCCACAGTATCTAATGATACAGGCCCAACGCTCGCAGGCTAAGAGCAGTATTGTAGCTATCTACGCAGTGTGGTGTTTGATCCACGACCCGAAGTACCGGATACTGATTATCAGTGCTGGTAGCGACGTGGCTATGGAAATCGCCAACTGGGTGATACAAATCATAATGAACTTCGACATCTTAGAATGTATGCGCCCTGATCGGAATCACGGCGACAGATCATCCGCTAAGGCGTTCGATATTCATTGGCAGTTAAAAGGAGCTGAGAAATCACCCTCAGTGGCATGTATCGGTGTAACTGCAAACATGCAGGGACGACGAGCCGACTTGCTAGTACCGGACGACATAGAGTCGTCTAAGAACGGTATGACAGAAATACAGAGACAACAACTACAACATCTCTCTAAAGACTTCACGTCTATCTGTCAGCACGGTAGGATCTGTTATCTGGGCACACCTCAGACAACCGACTCCGTTTACAATGCTTTGCCCGGACGTGGTTACAAGATCCGCATCTGGCCCGGTAGATACCCTACCCCGAAGCAAATGGAGAACTACGGAGACCACCTCGCACCTATGCTCTCAGAGCGTATGGTAGCTGACCCAACACTCCAGACCGGAGGTGGGCCACTGGGCGATCAAGGTAAGGTCACTGATCCCGTCTTGTTACCGGAAGACTCCCTCGTCAAAAAGGAAGTCGATCAAGGTACGCCTTATTTCCAACTTCAGCACATGCTGAACACAGCACTCATGGATGCTGACAGGTTCCCGCTAAAGTCGCGTAACCTGATAACCATGCACTGCAATATGCAGCAAGCCCCCGGAGGGATTAACTGGATGCCTGATAAGGACAAACGTATCAGCTTACCCGGACACCCCGACATCGTAGAACTGTACCGCCCATTCTCCGTAGCTCCCGAGCTGCACGAGTATGAAGGCCGTATGATCTACGTTGACCCCGCAGGCGGCGGCAAGAACGGTGACGAGACTGTAGCCACAGTCACGTACTTCTTACACGGCTTTGTGTTCCTAATGGAACAGCTTCCACTGGAAGGCGGCTATGCGGAGGGCGTATTCACGAAACTCTCGGCATTAGCACTAAAGCACGAAGTGAACAAGATAGACGTAGAAGCTAACTACGGTAACGGCGCATTCGCTCAGATGTGGAGGCCCGTGCTGCTAGAAGCTTACAAATCGGCAGGACACCCCGGTGCCCCTCAGATAGAGGACATCATGGAGTCAGGTCAGAAGGAACTACGAATAATCGACACACTTGAGCCAGTCATGGGCAGACACAAGTTAATTGTGAATGAACAGGTCTGGAAAGATGATATACGCTCCACGCAGAAGTATGCGATGGATCACAGAACCGTATATACGTTATGGCACCAAATGACGAAAATCAGCCGCGATAAAGGCGCACTAATCCACGATGACAGGCTCGATTCACTTGCAGGCGCAGTACGCCCGTGGGTAGACCGGATTGCCGTCGATGAGAACGCCAGAATGGCCCAGAAGCATACAGACGCTTCTGTGAAGTTCATGGCAGACTGGGTAGAGCACGGATCGCAGGAACAGATGGTAGCAGAGAATATCGCCACCAGATCCCGAGCTGGAATCGTCCAAAACAAAGCACTACACACAAATCGGAGAAAACGCAGATGAAGTACCTATTGATCGCGCTGCTCCTAACGGGCTGCACGGGATTACCCAAACTCAGCCTGACACCCGTATCCGCCGACCTGAAGGTCGGGGGGACACACGAAACAGGTACAGCGGAAGACAACATGGTGAAGGTACAGACAGGGGATACGTCCTCAGTTGACTACACCGCCGAGTTAGTCCAGCAAACGTACACTGACATTCAGGAGTACCCGACATGGCTTATCTTATCCTTCGCACTAGCCGTTGGCTTTGCATTGCCGTCACCATTTGGAGCTTATTCCAACTGGCGTCAGCGGAGAAGGCTAGAAAAGCATGTTACCCTACTAACGAACCTGCTCGCGCAGAGTCAACCGCAACCAAACAAGGAGCCATCTCATGGCAGCACCACAGACAGCAACATTATCACAGCTAGCTGACGCTAGTCACGCAGTAAACCTCATTGGCGCAAACCGCAGCCGATGGAACTCAGTTTCAGTATGTGAAGCCCCCGCAGCATCGGGTATCGTCTATGTCTCTAAGACACTGGGCGCACCTTGGCTACGTATCGGAGCTAAACTCGGATCTAACGATTCTACTTGGATAGTCGTACCCGTATAAGGAGTAGTTCATGACTTTCTTGAAAGTGAATGACAAGGAGACGCAGTTAGCCTCCACTTCTGTCCAAGAGGGCTACGAAGCCCGACAAATATCAGCAGCATTACTGGCGGCGTGGGATATAAACCCCACGACCGAGGTAACAACTATAGTGGTAGACACACTCGACCGTATCATCGCACTTGCTGACGCAGGTGGCGCGATACCCGAACCCGAACCCGTAGACCCAGAACCCAATCCTGATCCAGAGCAGCCAGTCGACCCGGATCTACCAGATCCACCAGACCCAGCAGACCCTGTGGGTGCGCCAACATCGGTTACTATTATTGAACCCGGACTCGTAATGGGGCTATCGGGATATAGTACAAGTGGGCGTCCTATCATGTACACGAGTGGCGACGGAATGGGCGAGATACTGAGTATGACATGGAACACGTCAGGTCAGCTAATCTCATGTAGCATACCCGGCTACTCAGACTTCGCTATGAACTACAGAGTGGGCGAAGTACTCGTACCACAGTGCTGGTTCAGCGGTCGGAACGACTGGCAGGACATAATCACATATCCAGAGGTAGTGGTAACCAGTATATACGAGCAAGACGTTTGGTCTGAAGGTATAAACTGGGTACCCGTTGAAATGTACCTGATAGCAGGTAGTGTAACAGGCGTAGCCAATGGCTCGTACCACTGCCCACTAGAAGCTATGTCCGGACAGAACGGTATAGGCGCGTGGGTGCAGATCACCTTCACGGATGGCGAAGCTACCAACACCATACCCAGCTACCTACACGGTGGCGAAGGTGGGGCTGAGTGGGACGAAGGCTATCTCACAGGTGAGACGTACAAAGTTGATTGCTCGGCGATCCCAGGATTCGTAGGGTACAACAGCCAGCCACTGGTGCAGATCATAGGTATGACACTCTCAGAAGATGACGAGGGCGGCGAAGGCGGCGACGGCGAAGACGACGAAGAATGGTACGACGACGACGACTAAGGATAACCCATGTTAGCAACACTAATAGTAAACGACCTGCCAGCAAAACTGTTGCAGGAAACAACCACGCTTGAAACGTACTGCCGCGACATAGAAGCCGCAGCAACTGTCTTCATTCGTAAATCACCTGAGTACGCGACACAGATACGTGCGTACGCTCTGGAAGTTAAAACAATCATAGAAGGATAGAATAACTATGAAGCCAGCCAAGGTAATCGTAGAACCATATAAGTTCCCTATCTATATCGCCACTACCGATGAGAGCTGGGAGATGCTAGACCTAGATCGCTCTGCGATGGAAGGTGCGGTTCTAACCCACAAAGGCAAGATGTACGTAGCCCTCCCTGAGGACTATGAGGAGTACGTCACATGGCATGAGGCCCACCACGTAGCTCGTATGCTCAATGGAGCACACGGCGTCCCTACGGACGCTGACGAGCACGAGGTGGACTGTTACCTCCAAGAGCACGTAGTAAGACTAATCAAATCGGTATACGCTAAGGGATTAGCGAAGGCCATCAAGAAAGGAACAAAATAATGACCAAACTAGCACGAGACGTAGACAACACGCCTGTCCAAGCGTTCACCTGCGCTGGCTCTGTAACAAGCACGGCTACTATATCAGCCGCTGCTGCAAGCGTTCCAGCGTCTGACGCAACAAACACAATAGTACGCATCGCTGCTACAGACGACTGCTTTATAGCAATCGGATCAGTAGCAACAACCGCGTCCATGCCCCTGTTCGGTGGTGGTACAGAATACTTCTCACGCCCTAGAGGCGCAGCGGTATCTGTTATAGGAACCGAAGGAACACTGTACGTCACCGAGGTAAACTAAGGTGATCGGCAACATAGGCAAGGCTGGGCTAGTAGCTCGGCCCAAGCCTCCGCAGGAGTTCCCCTATAAATTACCACTCAAACTAGGATAAGATATGTCAAACATAACACGAACCAACATACCTCCTAAGTCAAAGGGTGATACCCTTACGGCTGCGGAGCTTAACACAATGAACGAAGGTGTAAACATATTGCTAGGCGACATCGTCACCGATGGCGTTACACCCTCACACCGACTACGCGCTGGACTGGCAACAGGCAGCCTCTACGTAATAAACTTACAGGCAGGATAATCATGACTAACATCATAAACACATTAGGCGTAGATACGCTATCATTGCGTGGCGCAGGAGCCGAGTTTAACAGCTTCTCACGCTTCTTTAAATCTAAGGATGAGGCATTGGCTTCAGTCGCTAACGGCGACTACGTCCCTACTCCGGGCGTCGTCAACGCAGTCCTGATGATGGGCGAAGGCATTATGGTATATGACTTCACCCTGCTGGACTTCGTAAACATTACAGAACTGTCAGCAGCAGCTAACCAGTCACCTAAGTTCATCGAACTCGATGGAGCTAACGACTACGTTTCACTGCCTACTCTTGCAGGCGGCTCTGAAGACGTACTAGACTGGACTAAGTCATGGT